GCTGGAGTTGTTAAAATGATTAAAATAAGGCAAACACAACTCACCCCCTGTAGATGTGGTAGGGTCAATAAAAACGTGTGGACACTGTGACAATTGGACCAAATCTTGTGGTATAAGTGATGCAAATACAGACATGTCATCATAAGAATCCATGGGAAGATAACCTACCATGGCACGACCATATTGGAATCCATTACCATTGATCACAATTTTTAAGCGCAACTTTGCACGCATTAAATTATAATTTGTCATCCTGTTAATTACACGAGGATTTCCAAAATACAATTCCCACGGATCAAAATCATAACCCAAAGTGGTTCCTGTACCCCATTCCTGAGTACTAATTTTTAAAGGACGTGAAAAGAAATTATCTAAAGTTGCATCATCAGTATCCTGTATTCCTCTCGTAGGATCATCTACATAGTCCACCCCATAAACATAGGATGGGTTTTGGTCACGGAAGAGAATATTCTGTTCTGTGGAAAGTGTTGAACCTTCCATAACAGTAGTGCCTTCCGGACCAGATTGTGGCTTAAATTTCTCTATTTTCAATAAAGAATTTTCAGTCACTGCTGACTGTGTCTCCGACACAGATTTATTGTGTACGTTTGCTTCCCCGGGACCAAAACTTATGTTGGCTTGTACATCCCGGCATAATTTATATTTAAAAATATTACCAATCCATTTATTTATTTACAGACCATAGATTGGATTGACTCATATGGTACGATATATTTACAAGTGAGCACGGTGAACTCGAACAAAACTCCCCGGTAGGGACCGTTAATATATGCAAAGCCTATGAATTTTCTACAAAATATATAAAGATTAAAACAAACACGGTATCCATATACATATATCAATTTTGCTAACCATCAGTATTGAAACTGGGTTGGATTTAACGTCTCCAAAGTGACTGACCTTACCTATACAAGATGACTTTCGTCATCCTTGTATTGGGCATTCCAATCTGCAGCTCGGTCATTATAGCTGAGATCTAAACCAGAACACATATGTGATATATTAGCACGGGTAGCAACTTCCTTCATCAGTTGTCGCTGTTTCTCATACTTATCTTCACCATGATTGAACCACTCACGAAGGGCTCCATCAATGTTCTGTGCGCACGCATGTTCTTCTGTCAAAGGACAGTTCTTACCACGCATAAAACAATGCAACGATTTATAAATTGACTTATCCAATAGTGCACCTACATGCACGCCAAGTTTGGGATGATAAACACTACCCCTCTTCAAGAATTCGAACTCCTCAGGAGGTAAAAACTCCGTAAGTTCAGTTTCTTTATCAGGCATAGTGTAGACCTGTCCATACTCAGCTAAAAATTGGGAACAAATCTTGATATTAAACTTATCAACCCCAGTTTTAACTGAACCAATATTATCATCACCATACGTCATTGCTGCAACGCAATCACGAAATTTCAGGCGATCTGAAAACTTGATTGGTACATACTGCGAATAAAAACAGCATCGCAAGTTCAATGAACCACAAATACCATTAATAATAACAGTTAGTGAATTACCACTAATATGCGTACCTTCAGTCAGACCAATTAAATCTCCATTAAAAGCAATATAGGCAAACACAATGTCACCTGTCATTGCTTCCATGATATTGATATCTTCTTCTGTATAATCACACTCTCGTGCGAAATCCATTAAAACTCTCAAAGCTGCAAAAATTAATTGGGATGGCAATTTTTGATCATACTTACCATAATCCCCACCAAAAAGACGATCCATACCGAATTTTGTTGCGTGTTGATGAAACTCTTCCCATTCTGGGCCATGTGAGTTTATACCAACAGCACATTCGGATAACAACGGATTCATCTGTAATACTCGGAGGAGTGGTAAATAATATTTCCTAATAAGCCAAGTCAAAGATAGTGCATTTCCGTAGAAAATTCTGCATTTATCTTTAGCTAAGATTTCATCTTTCTTACATGCTTTAGCTATAGGGTAACCTCTCTTACCTTCTCTATAGCAA